GCAAAAGCAATCAGAGCAAGGAGCAAGGCATGAACGACACTCAATTTTTACTGTTGCTTGGGACGGTTTGGGTTGCCCCACACAGCCCTCAGGTTTTAAGCCTCATCACTGGCTTGGGGTTCATTCTTGTAGTTGTTTGCAAAGGATTGGGGTGGCTATGAACGACAACGAAGATGATTCTGGTGGCGAATTTTTCTTCGACCTGTTGAAGACCGTGATCGCCATACTTTTCTTCCTGCTGTTTGTGTCCGTGCTGGGCAGCGTGGTGTGGGGTTTGGTAGCGTGATCCAAACCATCTTTATACCCATCCTGTTCGTCTGCATGAACAACAACTGCGAGTTCATGCAAGCGCAGATTTGGTACAAAACCGAGCAGCAATGCCGCAGCGCGGTGGACGCGCAGAAGGACAACCTACGCAAGATGGCCGCGAAGGGCGAGGCCACGATTACCCTCATCGAGGGCACCTGCATAACTTTACGAAACGGAATGCTATGAAAACTGAAGCACAAAAAGTGTGGGATGCGCTAAAGAAGATATACGGCTCGAACCTAGCCGCAGCGACCACCAACGTGTTGTTGGTTGACGGGAGCAAGCTGAAGTATTGCTCCGTAGTGCTGCCGGGTGACCTAAAGGAGAAAGCAAATGAAAACACCTGAAGACGAGGCGTTTGACGACCTTGCCCGCAAGCAAGGTGCGTGGGGCGGTGGTTATCAAGCCAAGCGCCAAGCAGCGATGGACAAAGTCAACGCGGAGTTTGATGAGGAGTACATCAAGTACCGCACGGCTTTTCCCAAGGGATACACAACCCAACAAGTCCTACCCAAAGACTACACAACCCAGCAGCGAGTGCCGCTTGTGGACATTGAGTACACCTTGTCGGTTGCGGACATTAAGAAAGACTTGGCACAGCCAGCGCAGGAGCCTGTGGCGTGGATGTATGACTGGTTATGCGATGGCAAGCTAATCACGGGATGGATTGCGCACAATGAAGCCGAAATTCCCAAACTGGTGGCAAGCAACATTCGCCCCCTTTACACCGCCCCACCAAAGCGCGAATGGGCAGGTCTGACAGATGATGAAAGAAACAAAATTTTAATGTCGCACAAGCCTTCTTGGGAAAGATGTATAGCTGAAGAAATTGAAGCCAAACTTAAGGAGAAGAACACATGACCAAAGAAGAAGCATTGCGCATCATTAAGTTGTTGAGCGCACTGGAGTCGTGGGCATATAGCCAGCCCAACAGCGGAAATCTGCCTGACTACTTGGTGGAAGACATCGCCAATGCCATGAAGGTGCTTGAGCGCATTGTTTTGGAAAAAGCATGAACGCACTGCAATACCTGAACAACTTACGGCCAGCCATACCCATGTCTGCGGAGCGTCCTTGCACCGTTATGAGCAACGGCGAACTGCGCAGGCACATGGCGCAAGGCGCTGTGCTGATTAACGGCGAGACGGTTACCCCGGATGAGCCAATGGACTTCCCTGTCTTCTCGTTGGTGTTCTTCCCGAACTCTAAAAATCGCAGGACCACAATTGTTTAGGAGAAGAACACATGAGCGCCGAAGAAAAAGAGCAAATTGACAGATTGAAGGCCGCTTTAAGCAGCGCCATGATGCGGGTGCCGTTTCGAGTGGTCAACGGCGACTACAAACTGGCAGTGCAATACAAATCCGACTACCGCAAAGCAGAAAAGATCCTCAAAAAAAACACGCCCAAGCTAAACGACTTGCATTGGGCAATGGCCGCAATGACATAGGAGTTAAACAATGTTACGTGAACAACATCAAAAAATGCTGAAAGAAATTGCCCGGCCTAAGCGGGAGGATATGCACATTTCCCGGCCCGAGCTGGATGACCTGATCCACGCCATAAAGATGGCAGAACCTGAGAAGTTTCAGGTTGAACACACGCTCAACAGCCGCAAGTTTTTCCATGAGCCACAGGTCCCAATTCCCTACAATGAATTCGTAATTCCGTGGGCGCAATCCATCATCAACAAGAGGAAAAAGATATAATGCAAAGTGAAACTACCAGCGACAAGCTGCTCATAGCGGCGATGTTCTTTTTGTTCGTGGCCTGCATGTCGTGGCTGCCAGATTTAGTGAGGTGAATCAGATGGCAACCGCAAAGAAAACCACAAAGGTTTTGCCCGAGACATTGGTGCATTCAGCAAAAACCGACAAGGTTTACAACATGCCAGCCGAGGTATCGAACTGGATTGACAGCGCCATGAGCCGCATACAGCACCTGACCAGCACCGTGGAGCGCCAAAAAGAGGAGATCAAAAGCCTCAAGATTGCGAACAAAGCCATGGAGCGCCGGGTGATGGGCACATCGCAAGAATAGTTGACGACTCACCCCCGCAAGGGGTGACCATCACGCATGGGGATTGCCTCTGAGGACTACTCGGGGGAGCGCACAGTCTCCAGCCGTGTTGGTGAATGCGCAGGCTGATGCGCTGACTTTGCGGGGCGCTGTGATGGCGCGATGTGTTCCTTACAACATCAACCCACCCGGAAGAAGGAAATGCCGGAGTTCAGTACCGGCCACCAGCAACTTGTTACACTGGGCCGCATAGGAATAAGGATTCACCATGCCAGAAACTACCGCCAAGCCGTCCAGACGGCCACAGAAGCCTCCAAACGACCAAGTTGAGGGCAACCTACCTGTGGTGGCCGATAACGCGCTCGTAGCCCCGAAAAAGAAGGTTGGCCGCCCAAGCAAATACACCCCAGAGCTCGCAGCAGAGATATGCATGCGCCTAAGTGACGGAGAGCCACTACGGAAAATCTGTAGGGATGAGCATATGCCTGAATGGCGGACGATTTACGATTGGTTGGCCCGCGACAAAGAATTATCCGCACAGGTCACACGCGCGCGAGAGGCCGGATACCAAGCGATGGCCGAGGAAACGCTAGAGATCGCCGACAACTTTCACCTTGGCCAGATCGAGGTGCTGGACGACAAAGGCAGCCGGGTGACCATCGAGGACATGCTCGGCCACCGCAAGCTGCGCATTGAGACCCGACTAAAGTTGCTGGCCTGCTGGGACCCTTCTAAGTATGGCAACCGGACCGTGGTGGCCGGTGACGACAAGAACCCGCTGGTGGTCGAGACCAGCTTCGATGTGTTCGGTGAGGTCCTGAAGTACATGTCTATGGCCAAGCTCGATGGGCAACCTAGCTGACATCCTGCGCGACCCCAAGCTCCGGGATCAGTTCGCACAGCTACCGCAAAGCCATCGCATTGCGTTCGCATGGCGGGCCAAGTGGATCATGACCGCCCACCGGCACCAGATTGAGCCCGTAGGCGATTGGTGGGCCGTTTGGTTGATGTGTGCGGGGAGAGGGGCCGGAAAAACCAGAGCTTCCGCTGAAAATTTAGCATGGTGGGCATGGGAGCAGCCCGGCACCCGGTGGCTGGTATCCGCGCCGACATCGAGCGACCTGCGGGCAACCTGCTTTGAGGGCGACTCCGGCCTGATGTCCGTCATTCCGCCGGAGTTGATCAAGGACTACAACAAATCTTTGCATGAGCTTGTCCTGATCAACGGCTCGCTCATCAAGGGCATCCCGGCGTCCGAGCCCGAAAGGTTTAGGGGTCCGCAGTTCCACGGTGGCTGGCTGGACGAGCTGGCCGCATGGGAATACCTGCAGGAAAGCTGGGACATGATCCAGTTCGGCATCCGGCTGGGCAAGCATACCCGGTTGATCTGCTCCACCACACCAAAACCAAAAGATGTTGTGATGGACCTGATCGCCCGTGAAGGCGACGACGTGGTGATCACCCGGGCCAGCACGTACAGCAACATCGATAACCTCGCGCCGTCGTTCAAAAAGCAAATCCTGAGCTATGAGGGCACGAACCTCGGGCGGCAGGAGATCCATGCGGAGATCATTGACCCCGAGGAAGGCGGCATCGTCAAGCGCGACTGGTTCCGCCTGTGGCCCGATGGCCGGGAGTTCCCGAAGTTCGAGTACATCGTGCAGTCCATGGACGTGGCCACCAGCGAGAAGACTCAGAACGATCCGACCGCCCACATAACCTTTGGGGTTTTCAAGCCTACCGATGGCGGCATGTGCGTGATGGTGATCGACTGCTGGCAGGACCGGCTGCAGTACCCCGACCTGCGGCCCCGGATTGTGGATGAGTACGAGACAGTCTACGGTGACGGCCGGGAGAAGAAGCGCGTGGACGTCCTGTTGATCGAAGACAAGAGCGCCGGTATCAGCCTGATCCAAGACCTGCGCCGGGCTGGCCTGCCGGTGATCCCGTGGAACCCGGGCAAGGCCGACAAGATCCAGCGCCTGAGCATCGTCTCCAACATTATCAAGGCGGGCAGGGTGTGGATACCCGAATCCAGCAAGCGCAAAGGGTTTGTGCGAGACTGGGCCGAAGGCATGGTCAGTCAGGTCTGCAGCTTTCCGGAGACCGCCCACGACGACTTCGTGGACGCCATGAGCCAAGCCCTGCGCTACCTGCGCGATGCCGGGTGGCTGACCATCGACTTTCCACGGGAATGGGTGGACGAGGACGACTACATTGACGCTGGTCACCGTAACAGGGAAAATCCTTATGCCGCGTAGAATGCGCGCCAAACCCTATTTGGAGGTCATGTGGCACCAACCGTAGAACAGATGCGCGCCGAAGTGGCGCAGAAAAAGCAGCCCACTCGAGTTCTGGTCAACGCAAAGGGCTTTGGCGGCGTCAAGGGCATCGTAGTTCCCCGGCACATGTTGGAAGGAACCCAGCACGCAGAGGGCATGAACAAGATCAACGACGCCCGTGCGTCAGTTTACGGATCTGAGAATCGCCCCCCATTGACCGTTGGCCAGATGGGCCGCCTCCACAAAGAAACCCTAGAAGAGCACTTTGACAAGCCACTGCACGAGCAGATCGGCGCGGAACAAGACGCCCTGCAAAAGCTGCGTATGGCCAAGCACATTGGCAAAACCGCCAACACTCTGGACAAGAGCGAGAAGCTCGACACCGTCCGCCACGAGCACGACGAGAAGGGCCGGGGCTACGAAGGCTTTGCGTCCAAGGGTATCGCTGGCCATGCCCTGTACACATCTGGCCATGGCGCGAACGAGATGCGCCACGTGCTCAACACTTGCGCGGGCCAGACCGAGGGTTGCGGCGGTGGGGTTGATAAGAGCGGCGTGGTGGACACTATGCGGGGCACATGCTTTGCGCCCAATGCCGAGTCCCAATACGTCAACGCTGCCGTGCGCCGGGCATGCCACGAGCAAGCCAAGCACGACCCGGCTATGACCAAGGACTGGATACTGGCGCACACCGGCTCCATGCGTGAGGCTGCCGAAAAAGCTGACAAGAAAAACATGCGCCTGCTGTTCCGTCCCAACGTGGTGGACGAGACCGACGTGTCATCCCGCCATGTCATCCGGGGCCTGAACAAGCAGCGTGCCGAAGAAGGCAAGCCGCCCATCACCGCAAACTCGTACGGCAAGACCAACGAGATGCACGATCCGGAGAACGGCTACCACGTCACCTACTCCAACGTCGGGCCAAAGACCAAGCAGGGCGCGTCGGTGGCCGAGAACATTGCCCGGGACAAGCAGCGCGTCCGCTCCACCATAACGGCCACGACCGCCAAGGGTGATGACCTAGTGAACGACGAAGGCCACAAGACGCCGCCCAAGGGCTCGTACATGGTGACCGACGTTAAGCGCGGTTCCCCGCTGGCCAAGAACATGGAAAAGACCATTACCCATGCCAAGTACTGGTCCACTGGCAGGCCCGTGAGTGAGCTTTCCGAGGAAGAGAAGGCCGAGGGCCCATCTGGCCACTTTGGACCCACTGGCAAGCCCACAACGCCCGACAAGGCGCACTTTGGCCACACCACGCTGAACGATCAGCGCTACGACTACCAGAAGCAGCACATCCTGCATCCCCGTTTGGTCAACGTCCCAGAGCGCAAGAAGAACAAATCGACCGGCAAGATGGAGAGCGTCGAGCACATGATCCCGACCGACTCCCGTTTCAAGGACGAGGAATTCCTGCCCAAGGACCGGTTCAAGACCAAGAACGGCAAAGAGGCTGGCCACCTGCTTATGACCACGCCGACCACGTCCACGAGCACTGTCCAGCACCAGTCAGCGTTCACCCACCACGTGAACCAAGGCCACATCGAGCACGCCAAGAGCAACAACGGCGAGTACGAGATTGATCCTCCGCACGCACAGGAAGCCAGCGCGGGCAAAGAGTACGCCGCACCCCAGCCCATCAAGTTCATGGCCGCTGGTGGCGCTGTCGGTCACTCCGGCGTCCTGCACCCGAGCCACCGCGAGAGCCAGTTTGACGAGTACATGTCCAATCCCGAGATGAGCTTTGCCGCTCAGTTCCAACTGGCCCACCGCCACGACCCGGAAGAGCGCGAAGAGTGGACTCCGGTCAAGCATGTTGCCCGCAAATCCACCCGCAAGATGGCCGACGGCGGCAGCGTGGAGCCCGACAAAGACACCATGCTGGCCAGCCTGATGCTGCGCAAGGCACCCAACTTGATGAACATCAAGGACGTTGGCGTCAATGAGGCACCCGACCTGCCCATCAAAGCGTTCGTGTCGCCCAACGGCGGTAACGGTGCTGGCTTGCCCATTGGTGGTGTGGACTTTCAGCCCCTGACACCCGGCAACCAGATGATGCCC